TAGTTTGGGCTGGGATATATTGGGCATGGCATACCAATTAATTGAAAATATTTGCACTGAAACTGAATCTTGTCGAGTAATACTTTCTTAGCAGTATTCAGTCTTTTTTGCATAGAATCAATCATCATTTGGTCAGATTGAAACGTAGATGACGAATAATCTTTTTCGGGTGTCCATTCCAAAATTGAGCCTCGAAACTCTTTTTGTTCGATAAAATCAACGACTTTCTTCGGTAGATTTCTGAAAGACATCGTTAACAAATTTGGATTATCAACAAAAGCTTTGATTTCGGCAACACGATTGAACGTTGCGGCACTTGTAGAATCAGGCTTTGACTGATAATAATTGATGATGCCATCTATTAGCATTGTGGCTTGTGATTTCGTCAAATCGGGCATATCTAAAAAGACAGCGTGTTGCTCTTGTGCATAAGAGCAGAGACTAACAAGAGCTAATAAGCTCGCAAAAATTAGATTTTTCATGATTTATTGTTTTGTATAATTGATTGTGATTTCAGCACGCTGACCGTAATGACCAGTAGTGAGAGCTGGGCGATAAGCCGTGAGCGTGTGGGTAGTAGGATTGAGATATACAGGCGGACCAATTGGAATTACGTTCCGTTCTTCGTTGCCGTTGGCATCGAAATTGACGTCAACCATTTGGTAATAATAGAGATAGTCAACACCTGACACTAACTGTATTGATGGACTTGCCCAGGTAAGGTAAATCTTTTGTGTATAGATTGTTTTGCCCTTCCACGTGTAGTTTGTAGCGGTTTCCAGCTCACTGGAGAACTCTTTGTAGAGCTCTATCGGCGTTGAGGTTTTGACCATAATTTTACGGTCGGGAGTAAGTACCAAATTATTTTGTACTCGCTCAATCATTAGAGCTACGAGGGTATCGGTCGTAAGGTCATAGCCGTATTTGGGTTCTTCGCAGGTTGGGCATTTCTTTTGTGCCGTGCGATAAGCAAAACGATATACGGCATTATTGACATTTTGACGAGACAATACTTGTCTATTGGTCTGCGAAAAAGCACTGCCCATACTAAGGAGCAAGCATAGAAAAAGAAAATTTCTCATTAGTTGAAAATTTTGATTGATACGTTGATTGTTACTTGAGTAGTAGAGCAATTGACAATGATTGCTCCGTCTTGATTGGTCTGAGCATCGACGGTGTTGGTCTTACTGCAGTTATAAGATAGTACAGACACACAGGCATCTACGCCCAACGTGTCGGTTTCCCAAATCGTAAATTCGTAGTCGCCTTCTGCGGCGTTGACAAGTTGTTCAGAATCGGTAACCCAATCGTAGAATAAGAACATCGTATTAGTAGTGTCCTTTTTTAGCCACAAACCATTTCGGACACCCTCAGTACCGTGCACGACGTTGGCATCAAAAACAGCCACTGGAAGTATCGAACCTGACTGTTTGTGTACGCCGATAGCACGAAAATTTAGATTTCTAATATCGAAAGGAACAGGTGCAACAGGATTTGTAACATCAAAAAACTGAAATTCTTGAATAATAGTTGAACCCGAAATAATTTTGAAATTGAGCTTTACAGGACTTCTATCAATTGTTGCCATCGTATTTTTTTTCTACGAAGGAACTGCCATAGGAATTTTCAAAAAAGGACGTTAAAACTATCCTATGTATCTACGAAGCTTTAGTTCAACGACATATTTATTTATGTCTGACCTTATTTTTACTGATATTGAGCTGGCTAACCAAAAAACGTCGTAGGCGAGTATTTTGCGTAGAAACGAAAATTCTACGAGTTCTTGAAGGGTAAGTTTTGCCGAAATTTCAAAATAGAGTGTATTATCATTAAAGTCTTGTTTAGCCTTATTGAAGGTCTTATAAATACCTGTTGCTTTTTCGAGGTCGAAAGACAAGGTATTTGTTTCAATTTTTCCTTTGTTTTCGTCCCAAAACAAAAACCGCAATGGAGAGGTATTTTTGTCTTGAGCAAATAGCGGTGAAATTGATTGAGCTTCAATTTGGGGGCGATTTGCGTTTTTGGTCAATCCCGGTATTTGTAAGGGCAAGTCTTCGAAATCGTCCTTATTGGCTTCAACGACAGCATCGCTCGGAATAGGATTGTATGGCGCCGTGTTTTCCTTGGCAAGAGCATCACCCGAAATATTCCATTTCAATTGCTGTTTTTTAGCTTTTCGATATTGTATTTTTCTCGTATAAGAACTTCTACCTGTTAGGTCAAGATAATCCACTTTCAAAATATTGGTATTGAAACGACTTAATTCTACGGTTTTTACGAACAAATTAAAGTGCAGCACTAAACCAAATTGGTCGATAAGATACTGGAGATAATCCCCAAACTTAACATCTGGCAAATGATTGGCGTAAGTGATGGTATTATTGTAGATATTAACAGGATATTTGAGACCGTCGAGCATTTTGTCAAGCGTGTACAAATTGAAAATCAATATCTTTTTCACGTCCACATTTTGCAAAAAATCCCCTACGACGGTGTAACCCACAAGGCTAAAAATCTTCCTGAGTACAAATTCTAAATACAACATTGGCACTAAGGAATACTTTGTTTTTTCGGTAATGACGTTGGCATTTCTTAATATTTTCCCTGCATCTGTTTTGTTAATTGTTCCGTTGAACACGTCTTCGGAATAATGTTTTGTGTTGTCAATTTCGGGCAATTGGTATGGTTTTGTCCATGTGGCTTTTAGGGAATTGTCCAGATAATCCGTAATGGTTGATACCGTCGAGGGATTAAGAATGAAAGTGGCTGTTTGGGTTATGCCTGCATTGCCGTCACGAAACGAGAATTTGACCGTAAATGTGTCTGTACTTATGCCCGTAGAAACGGCTAAGAATTGCTTATTCGAGAATAATACTTCATTGTTTTGCTGTGTGGTATTGTAAGCCGCTAAAAATTCTACAAAAAGTGGAATATTAGAGGTATCCGTAGGGGTAACTCCTAACTGAGCGGTTTGCTTTTCAGATAGTAGCACTGTGCCTTTATAAATCTGGAGCGTGGTTGGTCGAAAAATTCGCTTAATACATTCAAGCATAGTAATACCAACGGTAAGATTGCGACCCAATGAATTATCATAGACCACACCCACACTTGAATTACCATCAACTTTATAGAGTGTTGCATTAAGGTTTTGAGTTGGTATAACGTCTTTACCGATGTCAAACTTATTCAACGATTTTTGCCAAAAAGCTTGAGCAATATTTCCCGGTGTTACGGTAAGGGTTGCGGTAATAATATTTTCGTCGGCATAGTCGAGAGCAAGCACTCCTTCAAATAGCTGAAGGGATACTTCAAACAACAATACTTTGTAGGAAATTGTGGCCACACGGTTGACGTTCACCAAATTTGGATAATCCAATTTTGCCAAAATGGTTGGCGATGACGCAAATGTGAACGGATATGACCAGTCTCCAGAGAGCGGATTGAATACTGGAGACGACAAAGTATGTTCTATCTCGACGTCGGTAAGATAGACTTGAAAATTAAGGTCTATGAAGTGTAGATACATTAGTATTGTGTCTTTTGGGCAATTTCAAATTCTAATATAGTTTGCTCATTTGGATTGAAAGAATCAGTCTCAAGGCTTTGCATAACACTTTTAAGACGGACGGTTTCGGTGTCATCAACATAAAAAATATCTTTGGATGTACATAAATCCTCTGATAAATACGATAGCCAACCTTGCGACAATACACCCGTAGGAATTGCAAGCTTAGTGGACAATTGAACAGAATTGTCAATTGTTTCGAGATTTTCATTGGCAAAAACCTCTCGGCTGTATTCGGTAGTGGTGGTGATGCCTTCGGAAATTCTGAAGGTATCCCACACGCCAAAAAGGTTTTTGAAGTAGATGGTTCGCTCTGGTAAATCTGTTATGGATTCGTCGAGATAGAAAAAAAAGCTTTCTGAAAATTGTTCACCTAATACTCCAGCTTCGTTGACATTATACAGCGTGATGGAATAATGTGAAAAGTCTGGAGGAACAATATCTCGTAGTTTAGGAAGCGATACATTAAGTTGATAGACATCGTTTTGCTTGAGTTCGTGAATTTCTGAATACTTGACAGAGCTGATTGATGAAAAATCAGCATCGAAAAAGTCAGCTACGACGGCGACGCCTTCAGGACAAGGGTCAAGGTTGAACAGAAAATACAGAAATGAATGAGAACTTTCGGATATAATTCTGTAACGTGGACCTCCTTGCAAAAACATAATTCCGTTATTTCCTAAGCGATTTTTAAGAGCATTTTGTCCATCAGCATTCCATTTTTTACGGGCTATTTTGGCATTAATAGCCGTAAAGGTTTCCGATTTGGTAATGACATCTTGAGAAACAATTTTGCTTTGAATTTGATAATCTAACGAAAAATTAACTAATTTTTGAGCGGTGAAACTTAAAAGGCTCGGACGTGCTACGCTCTGAAAATGCGGGTTATCTTGTAAAATAGCCTGCAAATTGAAGTTGTAAGTATTGTTACGATTAATGGTAATGAGCGGAGCATTAGCATTAATCGGCAAATCAAAGTCTCCACCTGCTACGGACTGAATATAAATAACAGCTTGACGAAGCGTAATAGCAGGTTCATTTTGTACTGCGAGCGGATACAAAAGTGGATTTCTTGCACTCAATATTGGTGTTAAATTACTTGTTGATGTTGCCATTTTGATTTGCGGATGCACGTTTACGGGTATCCTGATTAATAGTTAACAATTCGTTGAAATCATCAGCGTGCTTGTGGGTGAACATTACATAAGACTGTATGCCTGTTTCTAAGTTATCGTTAAGACGGTTAATTGCTTGTAATAATAGTCCGTCCATCGCATCAGCGACGTGCTGATTTTGTGGAGCTGTATTTGTAGAAGCCATGAAACTTGGTGCAGCACTCGTAAAATCCCCTCTTTTGAATTGTGGCACTTGCATTTGTGCTGCTAAATTCTTGAGGTCAGGAAATACAGTTTGACCCGTGTTCATTTTGCGAAGTATCGGCAAAATGTACGGGAACTCAGGTGCATTGACACCTGTATTATTCGTGATAAATTCAGGGCCTTCTTCGTTGACAATTGCCCATTTGGCGGTGGACGTTGGCAATTTGCTGAATTTGTCGGGGCTTTTATTGTCAGTAAATCCACCTTTTGCATAAGCATCAAAATTGGGTGGCTCTTGAGATAAAGCGACCGCTAATTGTGCTGCACCTGTAACACCCGAAATGATAGACAAAGGGATATTAGGCAAAGAAGCAACTACGGCTCTGGCGGTTTCAATAACTATTTGAGCAATACGAGCTTGCTTGTCTGCCTCCCAAGCTTTTTTCTTGATTTCAGCAGATTTTTTATTATGCTCAAGTTCAATGGCTGCTTTTTGGTCTTGATACTCTTGCTCACTAATAACGCCTTGAGATTTCTGAGACTCAAGGTTCTGGATTTTTTTCTGGTATCGCTTATCCTCCTGAATCTGCTCGTTTTCAATTCCTGCTCTTTGCATATTGAAAAACTCACCTACAAGATTGCCTGTGATGCCAATACCTTTTTGGATGTTGGCATATACCTTTTGCTGTTTTTGCTCTAAATCTGCCTTAATTTTAGCGTCTTTGGCTTTCTGCTTTTCGGACTTGTCAACGGCTAAATCGTCATATTTTTGAGCGATTAAGGCTTTATCGTCCAGATATTTTCGTTCGATTTCGAGTTTTTGCGAAGCGTTAGCAGTAAGTAAAGCAAGTTCATAATCAAGCTTGAGAATGAATAATTCGATAGATTCTGCACGTGCTAAATCTTCATTTTTCTGTGCATTTTTGAGAGCCTTATTTTGGGTATTAATCTCCCCTTTTAGCTTCTTTTCGGTATATTCAAGATTGACTTTTTGAGCGGCTTCTAATGCCTTTTTGTTGGCATCAGCATCGTTATCAGCTAATTCTTTGTCAAGAACTCGATTGCGTTCAATTATCCAGGAGTCGAAAGTTGCTTGAGATAATTCTTTGGCATCAACGAGTTTTTGTTCTGCATCAACTTCCTGACGATACTCAAGGCGAATTTGAGCTTCTTTTTTGTCGTTTTCGTTGGCAATTTGCTCAACACGAAGTTTCAAAATCTTGGCATTGGCATTGGCTTCTGCTTGTACTTTTTTTTCTGCTAACTTTTCGGCATCGGTTTTCCCTTTGTTTCCCTTATCTTTTTGGGCATCCTCTTGCTCTTTTCTTAATTGACCTTCTTTAATTTTCGCAACGATTTTTTTATTATTATCGGCATTCTTGATAAGACGTTGGCTTTCTTCTTTAGCAAATTTCAGTTTGGCTAAAGCTTGGTTTTTAAGGTCTGCTAATTCTTGTAAGTTCCTTTCAGCATCTTTCTTTTGAGCGACACTGTAATATGATTTATCTTTCTCCTTAAAAAAGGCATCATTATAAGCTTTATTAGCGGCTAAAGCTTGCTCACGTGAAACACGTACAGTTTCTTTAGAAGCATTTATTTTTTTATCATCAATGGTTTTTCCTTTTGCATTTTGAAGCCAATAATTATTTGAATCTGTTACATCTTTACCTGCCGTCGTATTCCATTTTTCTCTCTTTTGTGCATTAGCAGATATTATTTTATCTTTTTCTGCTCCTTTTGAATCGTACTTAAATGCAATCGGTATCATCCCTCCTGAATAAACCATTGTTGTATTTCTCATTTTATCTGAAATCCAATCCAATGCTGATGTTGAAGATTGCAAAAACTTTCTCCAAAATCCATCAGAACTACTTCCCATCGAATGCCACATATTAGACCACGATGTAGAAAACTTGTCTAAATCTCCATTAAGGTTATTTAGTTGTTTATCCATCTGGTCAGTAGCTTCGGAAGTATTTGTAACTTCTTTTGTAAGTTTTGCTACTTCTTTACGCATATCAACCAAGGTCATAGCGGCTACTACTGATTCTTGACCAAAAAGCTTAACAATTTCAGCAGGAGACAGTTTTGCTAAATTATCCAAAGCAGTATTTAATCCTACGACCGCAGGGTTCAACTCGTCAGTTCCTGTAAGTAATCGAGAGAAAATATTTCTTAGATTTGTTCCTGCTTCAGAGCCTTTTATCATTTTTGATGACAAAGCTTGAACGAGAGCATTTGACTCTTCAAATGAAATATTTGAAGTATTTAGTATTGCTCCTGATTCCTTAAAAGCTGCTGCTGTTTCATTGATTTCTGACGAGCCTGCTTTTGCTCCTGCAGCCATTACATTAATGTAACGGGTAGATTGGAATGCACTTTCTCCGAATTGGTTTAAAGCTCCAGTAACTGCTTTTGCGGAATCTTCAATTGAGAGCATTCCACCTGAAGCTTTAGAAAGTGTAATAATATCTTTCGTTACAGAAACAAGTGCCTCTTTTTGTTTTAGAAGTTCAGGTTTTAATGACCCAACAATCGTAATAGTATTTACAACTTCTACTGAAGATGCTGAAAATGCTTTCCCCATCGCTCGTGCTGCATCAGCATAGAACTCTAAATCCTTCGCATCTTTTACGGGGTCTAACCCAGTGATTGCCGAAAGATTACCCATTGCTTTTGCGAATTGAGCTTTCTTCTTAATCATGTTTTCGACAGTCCCGAAAACTCCCGCAAGTGCTTCTTGAGCAGCTACAACAACACCACCTGCAACACCGCCAATAAGAGCGGGCATCAATCCACCTTTAAGTTGCTGACTTAGTGATTTTTCACCCGCAATATCGTCTTTTCGTTTGAATCTTTCTTCCTGGGCATTTCGGAGATTTTTAAGGGCTATTTCATATTCCTCTGTTCCTCTGATTGCTCCGTCAAGAGCTCTTTTTTGCTCGGTATAATAACGGTTAAGTTCCTTGTTTGTAAGACCTGCGACCCCTAACTCCTTAACCTGACGCTCGATTGAAACGGTGTAATTATCGGATGTTTTTTTGAGGTCACGGTATGCCTTATCAGCCTTATAATAGTTATCATAAGCCTTTTTCCAAGCCTCATTGTTTTCGTTTCTATCGGTTTTCTTGAACTTTTCGAGGGCTTTTGATGCCTTGTCAACTTCTTTTCGAGTTTTGTCGATTTTGGGTTGAAGGTCTGAAAATTCATGCTGAAGACGAGCGATTTCCCTAACTGCTTTTTGAGTAGTTACGTCTATCTCTAATTGTATTTTTTTTTCCTTGAAAGCCATTGGTGTAGATTATAGTTTGTTTGGGAAATCTTGGATAGCCTGTTCAATGAGAGTCGATGTAACAACTTCCTGAAGACGAGCGATGCGTTTGAAAAGTGGCTTATTCCAGACTGGCTTTTTCACTCTTGCTTTGCCTGTACTGATAGAATTCATAGGTACGCCTTTACGCCATCCACGACCAGCACCCATATCGACAAAGCGAAGGGCATCACGTGCGGAAATGGTAATGCGTAGGGTATTAAGCCCTGACTGGAGGACTTCTATAAGAATGTTTTTTTCGTCAGGTTCTGAAATCTTAACGCCTTGACGGTCGATGGCTTTTCCAATTATTTTTTCAGTTGATGTAGCCCATTCTCGTAGATATGCTAATATTTCGGGTGTGTAGTCCAATTAATTGAAAAATTTTTTCTTAATGAAATTGAAGCACCAACCACCTGCTGCACCTACAATACCAAGCAAGAAGCTTTTACCAAGGTCACCAAAGGTTAAGCTACCCAACACGACTATTTTGCAAAAAACAGTAAATGAACCTCCTGCTAAAGCAGATTTGAGGTCTGAATATTGATGATGATTATTCATTAGTAGTAGGTGTATTTAGAGGGTTTTGGATGTATAGACCAGTGGTGTACATTACCTCTAACTTTGCGATTCCTGCACGGAGCGACATTATAAAAATAGCGAGGTATGGTGAGTGGTCCATAATTTGGACGGTTGCAAGGACGTCGAGCATTGAACCAAGGACAAAAATCCAACCCATGATGGATTTTGGAGTTTTTGAGAAGAATTTGATATAAGCCATTTTCAGAAATAGCACACTTAGCCGTAACTAAGTGTGCAGAATTAAGGGTGTAGAACTATTTGTCTTAAAATTACAGGTGTAGTTTTTGGTAAAAAAGGACGTTATAATAATAGAAGTAGCAAGAGTATATTGAATGCTACAGAGCCTCCTAACTTTTGATTTTTATGCTTTATTTTTTTTTTTTGGTATCTTATGAGACCTTCATAATCATAAAGCTTGACTCTCAATTTAAAAAGTGTATCAACATACATTAGATTATCACTTTCATACAGACGAGTCAAATTTTGATAATGACCTTGCATTTGCTTGTACAGGTCAAGTTGATATTCACAGTTTTTCCCTTTTTCGATTAATACGGCTGCCGAATCTAATTTGGAGCAACGTACTTTCATTTCACAGTTATCAGAAGCTTGAGCGTTGCCAATATTCGGAACGCTTAGCAGAATCGTTGGGGTAAGGAGGGCGAGAAATAGAATCTTTTTCATTTTGTAATTTGGTTTGAACTTTGTTAAGGGAATCAATTTTGATTTGTAGGTCAGTTTTTTTGACTTCAGTTTTTTGCTTACAACCTACTAATAAGCATAGGAATAGGGTTAATTTCTTCATGACAGTATCTTTTTAGCACGTTCAAAATATCTACTTCTGGATTCTAAACCATTGTAACCGCCGTTGATAATCTTAGTCGTTTTCGCACAATTGTAATAAATTTCTGGGTTGTACAATCCTTTTTCTTCCCAGAAGAAAATGATGGTTAAGAATGAAAGACATAGGTCATCACCAACTGCTTCTGGAGTTTGTTCGAAGTCAAAACCTGAATACAGATTATATTTATGAAGCCATTTGGTAAATGCAATGTAATTATCTCGACCTGTCAATTGGATATACCCACGACCTTTATATTTTTTTCCATCACCTACATTGGTATTTCCTAAATCTTTTCTGCCTTCATAAGCAGAACCACTCGCTATTTCACGGGTGTAAGTAAGTTCAGCAGACTCATGGGCGACCTGAGCAAGCATTTGAGCAATTGCAACCTTATTAATAATTTGGTGCAAACTTTGGAAATGCTGAAACATTGAACAGAACGAATGCAACCTTGTTGGCTTTGCATTTGGCATTATTTTGCTTAGTTCTTCTACGAAAATCATGGTTGTACTGTAAATAAAGTGTGATTTTCTCCCGATGACACTGGAGACGTAATTGTTAATTCTACTCTGTAACCGTACAATGAAGCTTTGCCACCTGCAGTATTATTTCCTCGAACGGTATCTGACAGTTTTACGCCACCATTAAATGGTGCAAGGTTCTCGAAATAATAAGCTTTCATTTCGTTGATAATATCCATTGAAATGACTTGAGCAATGGTTTGGGCTGTCTTTTGAGCAACAAAATCTTTGGCTTCTGCGTATTGGCAAATCTCAAAATTGACAGTTATGGAGTTTCTGGTTTGTGGACCTGAGTCAACTGTTGTGTTCTCAAATTCCTGGCAATATATAATAAGGCAAGGTTGGGTAATTTTGAGAACTCCTCCAGCTCCTATTTGCGTGACGATTTCCTCCCCATAAGCACTAAAACGGTAATTGGTTTCGTCGTTATGCAGTATTTGTGGGTGTTTTTCTGCACAAAGCTTGAGAAACGATATGTATTGTTGTTCTGTCATTTTGTGGTATTATTTTGGAGTGCATCAGCGGATTTAATGGCTTCATTGATATACTTGAGAACGTACCGAACATTGAGATTATCGACGGTTTCATAAAACTGTGGTTTCTCGGCGACTGCATTTAGAATATTTTCCCAAACTTCAACGTAGGTCAATTGTTCCTTTGTTTTGATAGCCTTTTTAGGATTGAAAACTTCTGGAAATTCGAGTGTTAATTGTTCTCGGTTAGAGCTGTAATAGTGAAATATGACAAGCTTATATTTTTTGATTCGAGCCTTAAAAAACTTCACATCGTACAGAGCAGAAATAAATTCATCGGAAATATTAAGTTGACCCGTTGCTTTAAGCTCTTCGATAATCTTATAATACTCAGCATCGACGGTACGAAATTGATTGAAGGTCATGTTCTGGAGAAAATCACCTGCAGACTTTTCAAAAGGGAACATTGAAATCTTTTGCGTATAAAGCAGGATATTTTCATCAATGAGCTGCACTATATCAGCAACCTCGTATTTCATTTCACTAACATCATAAATATGCTTGTAAAAAAAACTCGAGATAAAAATCTTAACTCTCTGAAAAACAGACGATGTTCCTTCTAACAGTGTTAGAAAAATCTGTATCTGTCTGTCTTCTTTCTCAAGCTCAAGGTCTATAATCTCAAGTATTTTTTTGACTTGAGTAAGACTACATTCGTCGAGACTTTCAGGGATATTTTGAAGCTTAATTTTCATGAGCCGTTTCTTTTGCCATTTCAGTTAAGTTTGTAACACCAAATTTTTTACCAGTGCCTCTACCTTTTAAAATCACTTGATTTGCGGTTGGCGTTGGAAAAAAAACAAAGGTCAAAACTTCATTAACAACCTGTGGTGTAAGCGTTCCCAACCAATTGCCTTCATACTGAATATGAGTATTATTGGGGTTTTGAGCAGAAGGAAACTTCTTAATTTTTCGTATTTCTGAACGGGTTGGCACACGTCCAAACAGGCTTGGGAAAACAGTATTTTTGACAAAATGATTTTCACGACGAACGATAGCTCCAACTATCTTTTTCGCCTCTTCCTTAAATATTTCGTGGATTTCTGCGGTCATGATTAAAAATTAAAAACGGTGGATAATTTTGAGTTTTGATATGGTGTTACGTCCTCAATTTCGACTATGGTATTATCTTCAATAATTTTCTCAAGTAGATTTATCGCCGACTGAGCAATGCTTGCTTTCTGCTTTTCTATTCTTTCTAACATTGCCATCACTGCATTAGCGAAGCCTTTTTGACGGTTAGACGATGTATTATTAATACTGACAATAGTATCATAACCGTAGGTATTGGCTAAATCCCAAACACCTAATGAATAGGCATAATTTGCAAAAGCTGTCTTGAGTAAATTTTCTGACTGAAGCAACAGTGCATCGGATAAATTGAGGGCATCTAACTTTTGTGCGATAGAAGAAATATACAGCATTTCAGTCTGGAGCATTGAAGACTGAAGACAAAGCATGACACCACGAGAATTACGGATATTACAGAACCCATTGAATTCTGAGGTGGTTTTAATTCGGAATGAATTGAAAACCTGGTACTCTTGAGTAGCTACCCAATTCGCAAAATCTCCTAAATGCCCCTCAAGATACTTGAGCAAATCGTCGAGGTTTCGATGACCTGCTTTTATTCGAGATTCACGAGCGGTATCTAATACTTCCAAGCGAATTGGCTTTTGTTCCTCAGTGTTATGTTCCCATGCTCCTGTGTTAGAAGCATTAACAGGAAGCATATCGTAGAATGATTCAGCTGCAAAATTTATTACTGCAGATTTGAGCAAATCATCAATTGCTACAACAGGTGTGGTCATTAATGTGTCCGTAAATGCCTCACTAAGTGCGGGATAAATGTAATTACGTAGAGCATCTTTCAGGTGTATTTCTACGTTTTTGACGGTAAAAGTCTTATCTGTTCTAAGATATTTTGAAATATCCTCGTCGGTAAAATATGTATTCAGCTGTATCATTTTTTGATTTGTAAATCCCGCTGAGCAGGTGGAACATTGGCAAGGGTTTGCATTACTGGCAATTCATAAGTGAAAGTCATGGAAGAATCCCAACCGTTGAAATCACGAATAAAATTCAAATCCTCGACGGATAATTGTCTTAAATATTCTGAGGTAATCATCAAAATATTCATGGATTGAGACTTTCCAGAGCCGCCTTGAGTATTTTGGTCTGGAACGCTGCCGAATGATGAAACATCGAGACCTTGAGCCAACATAATTTCTTTTCGAGCTGTGTCTGCAGGTTCTTTTAATGAGCCTGTGATGGTATTTTGAGGTTGAGTGACAAGCTCCCATGCTTCTTGAAAGTCCTTGAAATTTGATGTTTTCCCTTTGACTTCAGACTGTAAATCAAGGTTAAGCTGAGTAATGACATCAGCAATCATTGTTTTACCTGCGTTCAACGAGCCACCAACCATATCAGAAAACTCTTTGATTGTTTCCTCTCGCTTTTGTTTGCGTTTATCGGCTTTCCAAGAATCCCAGTCTTTACCGTATTTTGCTCTCCAGTACCAATCTTTTATTTTGATGATGTAATTCACAATAGCTTGATTTTGAATTACTGCCATAATGAAACGAGGTTCATTATTAGAGATTTCAAGCCAACCACTTTCCAAAATTGTTTGCCACTCCGTAGATGGGTAATACTCTTCTTCGCAAGCTCCTTTGATAATGTACAGATATTTTTCACCCTCCTTATAGAGTAATTTCAAATTATTGATGGCATCAAAATCGGGTTCAATAAGACTGAATGTAAGCGTCGTTTCATCCTCAATCTTTTTCCCTTTTTCCCACTGAGCGTTCAGGTATCCATACTCTTTGACACCAGATTCGTTCTGTAAATTGTAGCGAAAACGTTGTGTTTGATGTGTTTTCAGTCCTACGATTTTTCCGTTCTCAAATAGAAATTGCGTTGGCGACAACAGGAATGTTCTAAGGTCACGGAGTTTTTGCATTTGGTAAGAATGTAATTTTGTATTTCGGAGTAGAAAGGCATTCCATTCTGGAAATTCAAAATCTTGTAATATAAAAGCATTCGTAAGCGGGTCTAATACTTTTTTCTTAACTCGAAGTCCTGACGCATAGATAGAATTAACGATTTGTCGAGACGTCCAACTAAGGGTATTATTTTTCTTCATCATCTCAAGAGCATCTTGAGGAAATGTATTACTGTCGCCCCAAGGAGCTAATTCGCCAAATGATTTTGCCTCCTGAATGAACTCAGGATTTGAAGCAGTAACAATTTTTGTTGCCGACTCAAATTGAAATAAGGTATGCGTATTATGAACATACGCATAGTTTTCGGTGATGATAGGTGTATTCATTAATAGACGATTCGCTTAAATTTGTCTTGTGTAGATTGCTTAAAATGGGTGATATATCTAATGTTTGCGTTACGGATTGAATCATCTTTTTCGCAATAAAAACGCCTTACTCGCTCTGCCAATTTGGGTGCAATTTTGGGGATGTATGGTGTAACTGAAATGTTATCAAATACATCTAACTTGACCTCTTTTATCCTGGCATTTCGGTACTGAATTACATCGGATAATATCACAATTTCACCACCTTCATTTTTGGAATAATTGCAGGTGATGGCGATTAGGTCGAACGGTACGGGATTGTTTGAAATATCGTGTAAATCAATAAGCCGTACTAACTCCTTAATCGTAATAGTATTGATGGTGTCGAACTGAATAATTTGCATGATGACAAATATTACAATTCAGAAATTTGGAAAAAAGGACGTAAGAGGAATGATGTTGGATAGGGATTCAGAGGCATTTTTGAGATTGGGGTCATAGCATCTGAAATGAATTGGAACAATTTATTTCAGATGCTATGACCCCAATCTCAAAAATGTCACAAAGGAGGGCGACGGCTAACCTACTAACGATGTTAGCAAGTTGTTGAGCCGTGAATTGATTATAATTAAACTTCTATATCTGACGGTAAAAGATTTTTGATACTTTCGACTGTACAAATGAATTGATAATATTTCCCTCCTTTTTGGGTACAACCGTTAAAAATTGGGATTGCTCTCCCTTGTATTGCTAAATGGTCTACGGGTTCGGAGTTCGCAAACATAAAACCGTTATGATAGATTGGGGGTAAAACTTCAAGTAAAAAGTCGTAATGGTCTTCCGTAATTTCCTTTAGCGTGTTTTCAATCGTGTACAGGTGCTTTTGATGGCGTGTTTTACGGTAAAATTCTGCATCTTCTTGACTGTTGTAAATTGCTATTGGTCGGCTATTTTTTGTTATTAAGAACATAGTAATAAGGGTTTTTAGTTGGAAAAAGCATCACAAAATTTATAAGCGGTTTGATTGATTTCGTTTGCTCCGCCTAAAGCATTACAAAATATCTGTTGCCGATTCTTTCGGGTGTGGGTGGTATAATGAGTAACACCATTAAACAATCCGAAAAGGTTATTACCTAAAGCGTTTGTTTCTTCTACGATTGAAAGGTTAATCATTTTCATAAGGTTCTTTTTCCTTACTGAAATTATACTGTTATCTGCTCTTTCTTCGTGTTTTAGATTTACAAGGCGTTCCACTAACATGGTTTTAACTTCTTCGTCTATGTCCACACCTGACCATTTTTCAAAAGTGTTTTTCATTTCTGCTCTTTCATTCATATAATGATTTTGAAAGTAGGTAAGTAAATTTTCTATTTTTTCTTGTAGGTTGGTCGTGTGCCTAATTTCGATATTACGAAAGTGTTTTGTAAATCGGTTACTACATCTTACCATCATATTTGAATTACCAATAAAAAAGCCTGTCGAACCATCATGAGAATTACCAATCATCAAATAATCTTTAAAGTCATAGCCTAAAATTTTGAGTGGTTCGGTAACTTGTAAGAATGCTAAAACCTTTTTCCCTCCGTCCACTTCTCCAAAATCTTTCAAGGGAAATTTTGTGTACTGGCTTAAAAAATTGACTACTTGAAAAAACCTTTCATTAGTTACTGGTGTGTAAGTAGATTTTGCAACGTTCAAAACTGTTTCTGTATCGTCTCGAAAAATAGCTTTATATCCTTCGATTTCATTATAATTTGAGTAGATTGGGCGTTCTACGATTTCCCAAGGCAATTTGTTATTTTCCATTTCTGTATGTTTGTATTGATAATGCGTATTCTAATTCTTGATACTTTTCTATTTTCTTCTTCTCTACTTCAATTAGCTTTTGAATACTTGAAATAGCATTTAATTTCACTTCATCATATTGTTTCTTTAATGCAGGTTCTGCAATTTTTTTGAAATCGTAAAGGGTTATAAACGGCACGGCTGTTCCTCCGATATATGGATAATATATCTTCATTTTAAAGAGACAATAAAAGATTTCGTATGCAAATGGTTTCTTTGTTGAAACTGCAAAACAGTTTGGGATTGGCTTTTTTAGTGGTCTTCCTGCGTAATTTCCTTTAGACTGAATATAAAAATCTGCTTTTATACCTGCTCGGTATGTGCAAATTTTCATAAATCAATTAACTGTGATAACTAACATTTTATTGAAAATTTCGACGCTCACCGTATTGGTAGAGGAAAAACCCGCTTGTTTTAACCATTCGCCCTGGAGTAGAAGTTTTGGCGAAATTACAGGAATATCCAAGTTTGATTTGTTGTAACGATATTTTTTAGAAATTTTGATTTTTCGAGAATTTGACATAATTTTGACCTGTTGAAGTTGTAAGAAGACTTTAATAAATTTTTGTTAAGCCGTGCGAGTGTTAGAGCCTCGCACGGTTTTTTTGTTTTACGAAATAGTGAAACTTTGAATTTCTCCTTCTAATTCGTTGAGGTGTTCTTTTCCTTTCCGCTCTTGATTTTCCAAAAATTCTAAATTACTAATCAAATGAGGAAATTCTAAAATTCTCCCACTTGGAAAAAAAGCTTTGAGTATAAAGCCTGTACCCTCTTTCCCCTCTTGTAAGCCGTCAAAAATTTCCTTATATCTCACGCTTGATTTTGCGTGAAAGGCTTGCAAAGATATACCTTGCTGAATTCGCTCGAAAACTTGTGAGACTGTTGGTAGTGCTTTGATTTCCTCTGTATCAAGAGAAATAATTTTAGTGTTAGCCTTTGGAGTTGTGGCTAATTGGGTAGGCATAGAAGTAGCCTTACCGTTTTGTGCGGTTGTTGTGTTGTTTGACATGATTTTAATAATTTTTTTGTTAAAAATTGATAGGAAAAACCCTGTTAGAGCAGGTTTTTACCGTTTTTCCATATACAAATATACGAAAAAATCGGGATTTTGCAATGATTTTTCTTAAAAATTTCAACTTAATTTACTGATAATCAAAGGTTTAAAAAAATCATTTCCGATTTTTTTAAACCTTTGTAACGAAGCCTGACGGCAACCGCCCTGACGGTCGTATGCAGTAACATGGCTCAAAACGGTTATGTATGTGAGGGGGGGCTTGCACCTGCCTACATACCTAACGAATCAAGATTGACCGTTTGGACATTGAATAGATTATAATAGTTAAGAACGGCTAATAAACCTGTGTCGCTGGCTTCTGTTAGGTGGGGGAGTTCGTAAGCAGGTAACAAACGTTTCTTTTCGCCTGATTTATCCTTTCCAAAGGTTGTCTTGCCTTTAACGACTCTTATCTCTGTTTGGGTGTTCTTGCACGCTCTTTGCCATCTAAAAGCATTATCAACATTATAGGCAAATGTATAGTTAGGTAGGTCAGGGTGTTCCCCTTTCAGCACTCCTTGCCATAAATTGTAGCGATACTGATGGTCAGTTTGGCTTAGATAGAGAGGGATAACTGTAAAGTCTTGCGATAATTCTGTATTAGTACGATATGCGTATGTATCTTTCTCTGTCTTGTCTGCATCGGTGGCAATGGCAGTGTTATCATAAGCATATACAACCTCCTTATTAGGTAGATATTTATAGTAGTCCTTAAAGTCTTGTACTACATCTTCACGCTTCTTAGGGTGTAGCACATAGAAGACCTTGAGTAATACTATCGTTCTATTGTGTAGCTGATATACAGACAGAGAGGATATATCAGAGTTATAGTCCATACCTATTATAAGAGGTTGGGTATAATCTATGTCGCCATCCCAGCGACAATCCCTTTTCTCAGCATAGTTAATCTTATACTTCTTATTCTCAGGTGTATAATAACCATGTACGTGTTCATCCAAATACGGATAAAATCCGTTGGTTACTTGCGTTTGTATTTCGTTCAATACTGCAACTTTCCAATCGTAATCGGTCGATGTTTCTTTCCAGTTTTTGAGCTTATTTGGACCAAGTGCATGGATATTATCCAAAGAGCTGGCAAGACTTACCATCGTGAGCCCCATGCAGCACTTATTCAACACTCTTGTAACGACGTCTATATCATCTTGAATTGATTGTTTTTTGCTTTCTGATTTTGTCTTGAGCTTCGCTTGTTGTAATTGAGAAATGACGTAAGCGTATTGTATAGCTTCGTCTAATTTCTCTTTTTTCTCTTTTCCACGGAAATCAAGCAACCAAAATTCCTGCGGATTTCGTGGCATATCAGTTACGTAAGTAACTGAACCGTGTACGCTCAAATGACCAAAATGCTCCTCATTTCCACGCAAACATTTGATTGACTCATCAATTTTAGTCTTCTTACACAGACGTGCTTCGTCAATGATAAGCCAATCAATTGATTCACCATTGGACAGGGAATTGAAGTTGTAAGAGAATAATTTGATAACTGAGCCGTTACGGAAGAAAATACAACGACTATACTGATTTTTTGAGATACGACGATAAGGCTTTTTCCAACTCTCAGGAGGCTTTTGAAAGCAAACAAAGTCTTTTCCTTCTTCTAAGCCCATATCTTCCCAAGACTTCACAATCTCGCCAAAAATATGCTCCATCATGTGGGTGAATGATGGACACCCAATGGCTCCGACTGAGCGAGGCATTAGGATTGCATTGGTATAAGCTTTGCGAGCGGTAACACCCCAAGTTTTACCTGTACCACGCCCCCAAATATTAACTGATATGGTAACGGGCAATATATTGGCATAGAGTTGCTGAGTATGGTTATGCACATACTTCAGCTTATTAATAGCTGTTGAACTTATCATTTTTAAGGTGTAGAAATGGAGAAATTACAGTTCCTGGAATGGTACTGCTTCTCCTATGGTTTTCTTTGTTTTTCTCTTAGGAGCATCGTCAGACGCTCTTAATTCTTCAACTATTTTGGCAATATCTAATCCTTTCAATGCCGAATGATTAGCTAACAACTCAGGATTGAAAACAAAAATTGGTGTTGGTAATGGCTCACGTTCTTCTTCAATATCTGGCATAGAATCATGAATTTCACGCAGGTTTTTCAGTTGTACTGCGTGAGCTCGTTCATCAGGCTCTGCAGAACCTTCTATTCTATCAATAGCCATCATTGCCTTATTGATAATATATTGCTGTAAGGCATTTTTGGGCATGATAGAAGTGAACCCCAACTTCTCTTGTCCTTCGTTCCAAATGCGGTATAATGAAGAATAATCGACATTGAAAACTTGAAAAGCTTTTTCAATTATCTCACGACGGGTCATTTGCTCATCAATATGACGAATCTTGTTTTGCTCCCACAAGTCAGAGAAAAAGTTAATAATTGCTAACTTATTACTCATTGCCTCTGATAGCTCAATGGGTTTATTTTTTTCAAGATTATGGGTTAAAACTTCTAACCCTTGCGATGTCTTAACTTGCTTTTTCATAGCTTTTTGCGTTCATTTTCTTGTATCATTCGTAGAACTTGCTTTTGTGCCTCAGCAGAACCGTTATAGGCTAAATTTAGAATTGATTGGTAAACTTTAGCTTTTGACTTCAATCTACCTGCTTTGATGGTGTTGTCTATCTCAGTAGAATTTGCATCTGGAGATACACCAACAATTAGCAATATTTCAGTCTTATTGAAGATAAATAAGCCTGCAAACGATTCGATTTCTTGTAATTTTTCAGGAGTAATCATTTATCAATTTTAATATGTATTCGGAGTAAAAGTGTGCTGTTTTTCTTGAGCATATCACTGCTCCTGCTTCGTGTTTTGTGTTTCTTGTCCAATTTTGAGACCCTAATATTGTTATAGCAATATCAGGGTTTTCTATAACTGTAATCTTAGCGTGCGACTCTTCGTATCCAATTTTTGTGGCAATTGAGCTAATAAGTTGAAACGCATTTGGTTGACGCTGCCTTATTCTTGCATCAAGGAGCGTGAATATTCTATCGACCTTTTTCTGAAATTTTAGGTTAGCAAGCTTGCGAACCGATGGCTCAGATAAACCATAGGTCGTAAAATAAATGTCGCATACTTTTTCTTGCTTCTTAACTATTCTATCTACTATATCATGTAGCGAAAATTTACCTTCTGAATTGAAGACTATCAAACGATTATCTGCGATATTCTCGACAATTTGTTGTAAGGTTTTCACGCAAATAATATCCTCTATGCCATCGACGACTAAGAGGTTTTCATTTTCTTCTTTTGCGAGACTAAGGAAGGAAAATAGTTGATTCATTTTCAGCTAATATTTCGTTAATTTTTTCGATTTCTTTTTTGGTTTCCTCAACAAATAACGCCCTCCTGACTTCGGGAATACGTTTCAAATATGACGGTGACAAGTATGTTTTCAAGGTCCTTCGTCTATCTGCTGCAGTAAGCAAATCAATCTTATATTCTGCTTCAACCTTTTCTTTAATGACCTTCACTTCAGGTACTTTTCCTTCTGCCTCAAAATCATCGTGAACCTTCCATGCTTCATCAATTTTATTCCAGGTACTTCGCAGTGAAAAGACTGTTTTCTTAGCGTCTATGGTAGATTGCACCCCGCTAAGACTTTCCTCGACGAACAAAACAAGTGTATGGTGCAAGCGTATAGCTTCTTTGTGATTTGCCTTTCGTTCATCCTCAATTTGTTGAATAATTAAGGGCTTTTTTTGGGGCGAATTGATGATTTGTTGAACCTGCGGTTTGGGAATATGATTAGCATCTATTTCATCAAGCAGTTTTCCAATTTGCTTATGCAGCTCTATGCGAGTGTAAGTTGTTGAACCCAACTTCTCAAACAGCTTCAACCATGTTTGTGAACCTCCAAAATTCCTGAATAGCTCAAAACCATTATCAAAATCTTGCTCACCATTTAGCCAAATTCTTAGTGGGTGCATAAAAAAATATGGACTGGACTATAAGCCCAGCCCATCTTTAGAGGTTAATATTATTATCTTGCAGAGGTCAATTCTTCATATTTTGCTTTCTGATAATCAGAAAGATTATTCAAATCAACCTCTCCAAGCCCAGCCACTGCAACGATTTGCGTTGGCTTTTTTTCTGGTGTCTCATCTCCCTGAGCTTCAACAGGTACAATTTTTTGGTTAGCCATTTTCTTGATTAAGCTACTAAATCAAGTATTGAACCATCTGCGAGCGAAAGCACTTCATACGGTTCAAACTCAACGGTAAGTGTAACTGTTGCTACTTCAGGACCATCTTCGTATTTGTATTTTGTTACAACTGCAGGAACGTCTTTATCTCCCATCAACAACATTTGACCATTGTACTTAGGAAGAACAACAATAACATCAGCTCCTTTCAATTTAGCGGCAAAACCTCTTGAGCCTTTATCAGCATAAAATACAACTTCTGCTGTACTTTTTACTGCTGTATTTCCTTTTGAGAAATCACCTTCAGCATTCAATTTTATAGAGTCTTTCACAACCTCGCATTTTGCGAATGTTGTTGCTCCAAATGGTTTGTTTGCAGTTGCTCCCGTTACGGCGGTCACATAGTCTTCGTCCGTCATTAATGCCGTTAATTCGGCACGGTCTGGAAAAGTAAGAATACTTGAGAACAACTGTAAATAACAAGCGAGCTTAAATCCTGCAAGCTTTGCTTCAGGGTTTACAGGTCGCTTTTGACTCCCAATTTTTGGGGCAATACTTTTATTAGCTGCCATTTTTTGTTTTTTTAATGTGGTGTAGAACTATCTAAATATTTGCTTAAACAAGCTTACTGCTTAACGAAAGCCTCATCATCAGCCACAACAATTGCCTTCAATTTCTCTTGAGGAAGTTTTGATAATGCTTCGTAGTTGTAAGTTTCCTTATCAACTTTAACGGCTCCGTAGGTCATAGCGTAAGATGTCTTACCTACTTTCAGGATTTGTTTAGGTTGTTCCTTTCCTGCATTTGCGATTTCTGCTGTTAATGATTCGTTCAAAGAATCTTTATGCTCAGATTCAGTTTGCAACGATAAGATATAATTTGTCTTTTCGTCTTCGGTCATTGCCGCAATTTCTTCTGCTGTTTTCATTGTATTTTTTGTGACCTGTCAGGTCGTTGAAAATTAATGTTTGATTGAAAATGGATTGGCACTGTTAGCACCAATCCAAAAAATTCTCGATTAGATTTCTTAGGCTCTTGACGAAACGGTTACGGCTTCTAAGTCAATAATTTGTACCCCAAAAACCATCTTACATAAGTACAAGTAGTAGTATCCTTCGTCTTTGAATTTAATACTTCCAACCATCTGTTTGATGTCTGTACCAATTCTGATAGCACCTTTTGGAAATACCCAAACACGGTTTGAAGTGCCTAACCATGACGCTGAACGAACTTTACATTTTTTCTGAGTACCATCGAGGTACACAAACTCTTGGTCTAACATATCCTTATTGAAAGTAGCCTCATGACCAAATTCACGACGATAAGAATCCCCAAAGCCTGCGTAATTATCAATACTCAAATACATATCTGTTTCATTCTCCTTCAAAGCTTGTTGTTGAGCACGCCAAACAGTTTTGCACACTGTGTTGTAGTTACCAGCCACAGCGTTAAGACCTGAGCCACTACCTGCATCGAACGCAGGAACAGAAACTGGTACAATTGCTGGAGTTGCTCCCGTTGTTTCAGCTAACATGATTTTCTCTAATCCGTCACAGATTTTCAAGAATGTATCGGCTGAAGCTGTGTCACCTTTATAGAACAATTCGTCTAAATCCTGCATTGAGTTTTTAGCGTAATCATCCAAAATAGCAACCTCTAAAGGCACTTTCCCTGCTGAAATGTCAGCCATTTCGTTTGCCCAGGTATTACGAAAAGCTTCTGGTTCAAGTGGCAATTCTTTTTGTCCAACGCCGACAACTAACTCACGGTCAGACAAAATCACTTGTCCGTCGGTAGTCTTAATCGCTCCGTCATACTTGCGGAATTTGCCTTTTACAAGCACTTTACCATACTTTTTCGACTTTGTTACGTCGTAATCAATCGGAATTTGCTTAGTAGCATCAGTATTTTTGAAATACTTTCTTACAAGGGAACTCGCTAATTTTGCAACAACGATACCCATTTTTGTAAGGTCAAGACCTGTGTTAATCACAGGAGCTGGAATAGTAGCCATTTTTATAGGTGTTTTTTAAGATTTGTAGAACATTTTTTTGTGATGATAGACTAAGAATTAATCTTCGTCTGGGAATGTTAAGCCTGCAGCTTTCATCCAATCTACATCATTATTTGAAAGAGCTGACTTCTCAGGTTCTTCACGTTTTGGAGACGATGCTTTCGGATTTTTTACAGCAGCTTTTAACTTCGAATTTTCACCTCTTAATTGTGCGATGATAGCATCTTTATCCTCTGCTTGTGGTTGCGTTTCAACTGTTGCTTGAGGTGTTTGAGGTGTTTTTGCTTCGGGTGCAACTGTTTCAGGCGTTTCACCATCGTCATTTCCATTGTCTTCGCCTTCTCCTTCTCCAGAGCCATTGGCGTTATCAATGTCATTTTCAATTTCTGCCCCGAAAAATGTGGCAAGACCTGCCATAAATGCGGACATTTTAACGGTTTTCTTTTCCATTGTTGGTTGTTTTTTTTGCGTTATAATTTGTGGATTATCAATTGCCGACATGGCAAATTCATATACTTTTTCAAATGAACCGATTTCATCAATAAGGCCACTGGCGATAGCATCAGCTCCTAAGAAATCAGCCCCTTTTAAGGCTTCTTGAGAAACATTTGGACGATATTGCTTCACAAAACTCATAAAGCTTTCATCAAATTTGAACAAAATACCATCGGTGTAACCCTTAAAATCCCCATTCATGGCACGACGGTAAGAGTCATTTTTGAGGGGTGAGGTTTTGGAATATAGGTCAATTATTTTGACTCCATTTTCTTCGTACCACTTCGACCAATCCTGAAAAGTGGTCATAACACCACAAGAACCAGTCATACAATCGACATTAGAAGCAAACTTATAGTCATCGGTAGCACCTATATACAAGCACGCAGAAGCTTCCATACCTGTGTTATGGCCAATGATTGGAGGTTTTACTTCCAATTTTTTCTCAGCCAAGCCACGTGTTCCAAAAACAGCTCCTCCAGGAGAATTTTTCGTTTCGATAATTACTTTCACACTACTATCATGTTTCGCCTTATCGTACCAACCCATTATAGTATTTGTACCAGCCGTTCCACAATAATCTTCTTGAGTAATAGCCCCAATAATTGGTATCATTAGCACCTCTCCCATTTTCATTGGAAAATGATCGTAGTAATAAGTGTCTCGGTCTGACACGTAAGGCTCTGCTTTTAGAGCTGCATACATATCAAGATTCCTTTGTGCTTCGTGCGAAATTCCCTCAACAAATGCAGGCGGTTCAGCACTTGCCTGTAATTCTCCATTCATCAACTGCATAACCAAGGGCATTAGGCCGATGGCACTGGCTTGGTGTATGTGCCAAGCCATGTTTGCACTCATTATTTGGCGTAGTAATCTGAAATTATTTCGAGTCATGATGCTAAATTATTGCTATGTATAGAATTGAAAAAGGACGTAACAAAGGGTACTTACAGCCCGTGAGCTGTAAGCATTCTACCAAAAAGGGTCTTTGTTGAAGCAGCATCCCAATGAAGTTGGTCGCCTTGAACACTTAATCCAGTTGGACTAACTGCGATGTATTTTCCACCACTTCCATTACAGATTTCATCAATCTTGCTATTCAGATAATCACCATATTGTGTAGGTCCAAACTTCGTAACTGCAATTTTTGCCGACGTCGATGTCATTGCCAAAATCTTCGGGAAAAGTGTACTTGTTGCTGCTCCCCAATAATTTATACCACTTAAATTTGGGAAATGTGACGGGTCAGTTAATGTCTGTCCTGAAGGCGTAGCATTATTTATACCTTGCGAATAGAAAATGTACCATTTCGGTACTTTCCCTTCATTTGCCAACTGTGCTTTGACGACATTGATTCGAGCTTGAGCAATAGAGTAATACCCTCCAGAAATATCGTCATTCCACTGCCCAATAAAGCTTCCACCTTGTGCGACTTTCACAATGATTAACTCTGGCTTCTGAAGTGCACCTGAAGCAAAATAATTAGCGGCTGGCACTTCCCAACCCCAGTTCTCATTTGCAGTACAATCGTTTTCACCATACGAACTATTACCACCATTTTGTGTAGTGGCAATGTTTAAGGTTTCGAGCGTATTGTTACTATTATTAAGAATACGAACACCATTTCTAACACCTAATTCATTACTATTTGCAGTGGAAAATAAGTTGCGTGTACCTGCGTTGCTCTCTCCCCAGAAAACGAATACAGGGACTTCATTTGTGCCAATGTTGATTGTGTTGCTCGCACTTGAGCTAACAGAACCTACGGTACACGTAGCGAAATAGCTACTGTTTGCCGAAGCATTACTAACCGAATAGGTAGTGCCTGTACCAATTTGGGTATCCGTCAACCACCACTTCACAGTTCCCGAACATCCACTTGCAGTGAATGTTACGTTATTGCCTGAAATCGGATTAACAGGATTGCTCTGGATAGTTGGAGCAGTTACGCTTGTACCACCATCGACCGCCACACTGCCTAATTTTATAATAGCAAAGTAATAGTCCTTAGATGCGAGAGGCAAAGTTGAAAGAGCTGCGTCCTTGTAGGCATAATCGACTGTTTCCCAGTCGTTTGCCGTAATACTATGATAGTACCAAGTTCCATTATATTGAATTCGGAACTTTGCACTCGTTGGCTCGACGCCCTCTGGTCGAGCTGCGAAAATAACCCAGTAACCATCCGAACTTAAAGCCTGTCTTTGTGGCAAATTATTCTCAGAAAGGATATAATCAGTTGCCTTGTTTTTTACGTAGGTCGTGCCATTGTTGTAACTAACCTCAGAATTATGAAGTAAAAATGTAAGCGATGGCTTCAAATCAACAAAGCTTTTTCCACCGTTGACCCGTTGGTGCATCAGGTTAATTAAACCAAAAGCACCGTGGTAACCGTCCAAATTCTGGTCGTAATTACGGTCCCATATTTGCCACTCGCATCCAGTTAATGCGGTAAAACCACCAATATCGAAGCTGTACTCACGGTCAAAATGTTTGAACTTGAGAGCCTGATTAGTAAAACCTGCATCGAGAAAAACACCTTCATGGGCTCTATCGCACGTGATTTTGCTTTGTAGAAATACCTTTCTATTTCCTAATTTTCTTACTGAATAATCCTTATTGACATCACCATAATTGATAATATCAGCTATGATATGGTTGGTATTTCTATCCATACCAAACTTATCGACAGTCGTATTGTCAACAGGATTGGAAGGTGAATAACTTAAAACCCAAACTGTTTCTCCGTTGATAACTTGACTTTCGTATTTCCAGCCGCCTTTTCGTGCATAGATTTGACCGTGCTTATAGGTCATATCAGAAGTAGAAGAAATCTCAATACATGGTAGTACGTTAGGATAATCAATAACACCCTTATTAGTTATACGTCCATTAAGTGTTATCTTATTGGACGTATTCCAGTCCCAACTCGTAGGAATATTATTAACTGCAGGGCTTGAGCCTTCATAGATTGTGCTGCCATCAATATTTTTTCTTGTGGCTGGATAGTTCCCTTGGTCATCTGGATAGGTCGAAAGTTCTGCTCCAACTCCGTTAATCGGAGCGGAATATTGAGAGAAGAAATAACCTTGAGTCGCACTACCACCACCGAGCAAGAAAGCCAAATGTCGTGGTAGATAGTCGTGACCCATCTCCAAACCAATTTCAATGTCTGCGTTTACGACACCGACATTTACTTTGCCGTTTGATTTATCGCCTTGCCCTAACCTACGAGCTTGAGCGGACTCAATCCCTTGGTCAAATGCCCATTCTGCACTATTGTTAATCCACTCGTTTCTTTTTCCGTCACCTGCGGCACCATATCCAGAAAATGCACGCTCATAAAATGGTATCGCACTTATGAAAGTCGTCCATTTTTTATTGGCTGTTCCGCAATAAGTATCAATATCATCAACCCAGGGACCGCCCGTATTTGGGTTGGTTTCATAGATATAGTCAACGCAACGGTCACCTATACCGTTATAAAACAACGGATTATGGTCGTAGTTGAACGAAATACCAACATCCTGCGGCTTTCTATTATTATTCTTAAAGTTTCCTCCCTCTACTTGCCATGCCACAGCCCAGTTTGGAAAGGCTTTTCCGATAGCTGCGTCGGTAGAAACAACAGTGCTAATTTTGTCAAAAAGATGTGGAGAGTATTTTCCGTTTGTTTGCTCAATTGGAACAAGCTTAATTTTATTTTGGAACGCAGCCACATTTGTTGGAGGAGTTCCACCACCACCGCCATTTTCATCAACAGTTCCTAATGTGTAGATTTTTGCACCATCAGCCGTTGTGGTTAATGTGTAACCAGTTGGCGTTGCAAATCCTGTTGGTTCAACTACACCCCCATAGCCTGATACTTGACCCTCAAAACAACTATAATCTGAACCCGTCCACGACTTGGTAAATGTGATTGAGACAAAATTAACAGCTCGGACTAAAAAGCTCTCAGGTGTAGTATTGAGCGACTGTGTAAGCCACAGTTTATTGTTGAAAATACGGGCGTACATATCATACGGCGTAGTTCCTACTATTTTCGTACCTAATTTTAGTCCGTCAGTTATACCACATAATACAGGTGTAGTTGGGTTGGTTGGTTGTGTTGGAGCTGAAAAAGTAATTGTATTACTATATCCAGAAACATCAATTCCTTTTTCGCAACGAGCCTTGTAAGAATCTCCGTAGGTTACGGTAATTCCTAATGAACTTCCCGTACCAACCTCAGTACCATTTTTGAAAAAATGGATTAAATAACCGTTTTTACAAGCAGAAGCCGTAAGCGTTACTGAAGCATTTGCGGTAGGGGTCAAATTTGATGCTGCCAATGTTGGAGCTGTAAGCGGGCTATTATCAATTGCATTGTCAGTTCCAGTGTACACACCGCCCAGAAATCGGTGAAATTCAGCAGAAACAAGGTTATTCACACTCGCTGAGGTCGTGTACAATCCCTTATAGAAATTTGGTTTCCAACCTGCAAAAGCATTCTGCACTGTTGAGATTGTTATCCAAGTGGGGTCATCGCTTGTAGGTGCTGACACCGAATATTTTAATACTGCAGTATTTCCATTTCTTTCGATTCTTAACCAAACAGGTAATGTTGTACCTGTTTTTTCACTAACGATAACATTAGAAGTTGCCTTTGTTGTGCGTTGAATAACCTGCAACTTATTATTAAGAGCTGCGATACTGATATGTCGAGACGTATTAGAGCTGTCTTCTCTAATCGTAATTATCGCCCTTGCATTCGTCGAATTTGATAATGCCTTTGTAAATGTTTGCCAAATGAATGTATTTCTATTTTCACGAACAACCCAACCCGTTCCTGCATCCTTAACACCACCGAAATCACCTGCACCTGCTATCTCAAAAAAATCAGGAATATTGTTATACTTCTTCAAATATCCTCTCGAATTGCTTGAATTAACGCTTGTGAAAGTTAAGTTGAGCGTTTGAGAACAAATTTTTGTAGAATTTGATGGTTTCAAAAACAAGGTGTATATTCCGTCTTGTCTTCCCGAAAAATCAAAACTTTTTGTTGTGCCTGTGGCTATTCCCTGTACTATTACAGAGTCGGAAGGTGTTTTCAACACAAAATCGTAAGCAGATACACCCGAAATAACAGGGAGCGTAACAACAAAACTATTCACTGACCGTATTGCAGAGCCGTTCATTGTGCATATATCTGCACTGTTGGTATGAGCAAAAGTTTTGGTTACATCACCACAAAGAGCTTGAGACGTGCTAACCATCCGTAATGTATAATTACCTGAAGGAATATCGCCTACATCAATCAGCTCTGTATTAGTTAAGTTGACTGCAGAAGTGTTCCCACTTTTCACAACAATACTTTGCGAATTGATAACCTGATAGAAATATGGACGGGTCGTTCTATTACTACTAAGTGTTACATTATAGGTTTGAATACCCGCCTGTACTATATTGGTAATAGAGAATGAGCAAGGAGCCGTAACCGTAATTGCCAAATTACTTTCTCCCAACACAGTATTACTAACTGTGTTGTAAGCTTCTATTACTACGGTTTGTGTTCCTACTGCAATTGGACTTATAATTAATTCAGAGAGAATAGGGTTATATTGAGCAACATTCGCAATTGTCATTGTTTGCCCAGCCTTCAACCTGTATCCTGTATTGACAGGAACTGCAATATCATTATTTTTTGGCTGAAAAAGAGCTCCAACATTACTGTCAAGACTAATAACATCATTGACAAAACTTACTGGTATCGTACTCGTTTCAAATTTCCACAAGTAGTTGACTACGTAGGTGGGTAACAACATTTGTCCTGTTGAATTACCTGCAGCTATGACCCGTGTCTCTACGATGGATGTACCACTTTGGTTTTTGATAGTTACTTTCACGGCTCCTGAAGTATTGTTGAAAATCTCAAACTTGAGATATGCAGCACTACACTCAATAGCCGTGAAAAAGAACTTATCGGTTGAGCTTGTTGTAGAAAACTCAGATTTGTAGGTAGGACAAATACTTGAGGAACCGCCTCCTTGCTTCACTTCAATTCCAGCAACGGAGTTGGCTTCAATATAATTGTTCTGCGAAAAACTGCTAAAAAATAGCAATAGGCTACTCAACAACAAAGTTGCCCTCATCAGGTGTAGTTTCATTTTCTGTTATTATTTGTGAGTTGTAGAATTCATCAATAATTATGGCTACTCCAGCCACAACTTTGAATCGAATAGAATCGTATAATGTAGGTAATTGAATGTTTCTTGCAAAAAAATAATATGTGCCGTCTGCAACGTTATGGAGTACATTACTGCTTTGATTTGCTTGAAAATCAGCATCTGCAATTTTTTCCGTAAGTCCATAGCCGTACTGAAACAAATCGACTGAGCAGTTTGGCAATAGTACAATTGTACATTCGTTGCTAACTACTCCGATGTAGCTTATCGTTCTGACCGTTACGGTTTTGATGATTTTGAATTTTTGCGAGTACTCAAGAAACTTTGCACGCTGAAATGTTAACTGATGACGAGCGACGTCCCGAAAGGTTGTTGCGGATAAGTAAGTGTACTTTGCCGTGAAAGGATTACGGAGAATAACAACATTGTTCATCGTTGTTAGCTCTACGCAAATATTTTTTCTTCGAAATTCTCGATTGAAAAATTCTTCAAATTCATTTTCAGAACCTTGAGCGTCAAAAGTGATTGAAAAAGTTTCCTCATCGTAGTTCTGTATATTATCACTAATAGTTGCAACCTCAAAAGCTCCTTCAAATTTCATCACATCCAAAGCCATTAGGGGATTGAAATTTCGCAAAAACTTAAGCGGGGGCTTAATTTTTGACTTGTGCTGAAAAATTTGTTGGATAATTTCTGAGGAATGAAATAGCCGTACAGATTTATAGCCTCCTATATTCTGCACGGGGTTCGTGAGATATTGATAATTTGATGTAGAACTACTCATTGAAAATCCAATGGTTTGGTTTTCAAAATTAGTAGCTCAAAATCTTAAATGAAGGGACGTCAAAAAAGCAAAGTTTCACAAACATATAACTGTTTTTCAAGCAATTACAGCCTGTGAAACACTATAAAATGGGGACGTTTCTCAATTTTTAGGGACGTTAGTGGCTTTTGGGGGGTTGTCTCTCGAAAAATTTCTTAGATAAGAATTTCGTACACGTAACCGACGAGAAACAAACTTTTCACAACTATCGTGTTCTATTTCATCTTCAATTTTGTTTACCTGAAGATAATATGAAATTGCTTCTGAACGATTTTTTGTAATAGATATTCGACCATCGACAAAAGATGCAATGTCTTCTTTATAGTACTGATACAAAAAACGCCCTAAATTGATTGCTGCATCATCCGACAAATTGAGATGACAAAGTGAATTTGGAAGTTTGAATTTTAGTTCTATCGTATTGGCGGGCTGGGTTCTTGGTTTGAGTTTGTATTCAATCCTCTCCAGAGCGATTTGGAAAATTGAGCCTAAGAAAGAATCAACATCTATACAAATTACATCTTTAGAAGAAAACCGATGTAGTAGAAATTTGTGTACGTGCGGATGTACAGGGATTTTAACAGTTGTTGACATGGTAAAATAGCGTAAGTTTAGTATATTGCCTGCGTATCTTACTTTTTCTTTAGAAATCTTGAGTTTTCAAATAGCCAACACAAAAAATGTGTTGGCTATTTCGTTTTACAAAGATAACAAAATAATATTCTGTTACCTTGGTAAATAGCTGCTCAGTACTCAGAATATTATTTTGTTAACTACATAAAAACTGAAATTATTTTTCCTCTTGAACTTACCGACAAAAATTGTTCATTCAAATCTTTTTCAGTTGAAAAGCCTATTAGTTTTTCATTCGTATCTTTTTCTACAATCCATATAATCTCATTTTCTTCAACAAGTGTACAGAATCCTCTTTTAACTGCTGTGTTTGCGGACATTAATGTATTTCCTTTCATGTTAATATTTTTCGTTTAGTTCTAATACAAAAATCAAATTTCTTAAATTTTCATCATTTTTCTTAATAGCCTTTTGATGGTTCTGGAGAACATCAATTAAGTTTTCAATCTGCTTTTGTTGTTTCAAATCCCTATTAAGGGATTCATTCTCTATTTTAGCAATTCTAAATTGCTGTGATATATTTCCCATTATTAAAAGGGAAAACATTAACATATTAAAAATTTGGGCATTGTCTTTATTTTCTTTCATAATTTTGATTAAAATTGTATATCCAATCTTACTTCAGTTGAAGGCGTAATATTATAATAATCCGTCCTTTCATCCCATGTGATTGCACAATCAAACAATCTTGCTTTTTGAATTGAATACCTATCGTATTCAAGATTCAATTTTCCAAAATATTCTGTAAGCTCATTTGATTTAGCTTCGTATTGCTCCCAAAACGCTCTTTCTTCCTTTTGAAGCCTTTTCAATTTGTCCAAAGGATTTTCTAATTTTAGAAATTCCTTTTTAACTTTTTCGTATCGTTTTGATAGTTTAGTCATCTTCTCAAGAAGTAATCAAACTGCATCATAATCTGGTTAACAATATCGTAGGATTCCTTTTTAGGCTCTTTGATTTCTCCTCTCTTATTGTACGGAATTACTCTATAATTTACTGCTCCGTCTAAAATTTGAAATACTAAAACAAAATCACTTTCAATATCAAAAGCTTGAGGGAAATCACAAGCCATAATCACATTATTACAACCACTTTTCCATTCTGCTTTTAGTGCTGCATAGCACTGCTCTGAGCGATGACCGACAAGACAATGAACAGACATTTTGTTTTCATTGTCAATTGAAATCATGTGGAACGGGTGATACCCAAATTGATTTGGGTTTATTTCTTCGATTTTTACGAATGCTTCAATAAACTGGCCTATTGTCATCTAATTAAGGTTTTTAGTAATGGAACTCATTTGATTTTTAAATTGGAGCTGGTGTTGCATAAAGCTATGACGATAAATTTTTTCAGCATATTCTTGATTAATCGTATCAAAAAATTTATTGAGACAATCATGGCAACAATACATTTGGTCGGTATTTGCTTCTATGAATCCTTCAATCATGTGCTTTGGAATATAGGCTGTTATTTTAAGTTGGGCGTGCTTAAATTCACCCGTAATTAAAATTGCTTTTCGGAAAATTATTTGTGATTCACCAATAGTGAATAGTTTTACGTAGGTCATAAAATTTTAGATTAAAATGTTAATAATCTCCTCCAGCTCCACCGCCTCCAGTGTCTCCACCACCAAAATCAAAAGATGATGAGGAGCTGTCAGAATCGGAGTTAGTTGGCAAGTCAATTGATGGATAATTAGCAGGCTCTACATAACCAAGAGTATTAATTGGACTGTAATAATAGTCCTGAAAACTATCCTTAAAGTCAATCTCATTTATTTCCTTTTTCATTTGATTTAATCTGTTTGTGGGTGATTCAGGAATATTAAAACTAAATTCTGATTCTAAGAAAAATGCTAAATTCGGAGCTAATTTCTTTCTATTTGTAAGCCAAAACTTTAGGGTCAAAGCATCATTATTGACGCTAAAAATGATTGATTCTAATAGGGAAATCTGAAAACTATCTACAATACATAGCTGATTTTTAGGTATGAAAATTTTGCCAAATAGTCCAATTTCTCCAAGGTAAGCGTAAAAACGCTTACCAGATTTAGAGGTCACTACCTTGAATGTTCCTCTATCTTTAATTGTGAATTTGCTCATTATTTTATTGTTCAAAATGTGAATCGAATTCAGTCATTGCATCTGCAATTTCTGCTATTGAGTATTGACAAACTGTTAATAAATAAATATGTGCCTGCTGTTCTGAAATTTCAGCTAAAAGGCTAAAACGTTTCATCTCTAAATCTTGCATTTCCTTTTGTAGTGACATAAGCCTATCAACATCATCCCGATAAATTCGCTTGCCTTCATGGAGGCATTCCGTCCAGTGTCTCATCCTATTAGCATATTTATCAAAGGGTTGAATAAATCATTATTCCAAGGGTCAACTCTTATTTGCTCTATCTTGTCTAAAATTTCCTGCATATCATTATGATTAAATACATAATATGAACCTTTAAATAAAATTGGTTGATTGTATGGTGGAGAAAATTCATCAAATTGATTCTCACGTTCAAAATCTAATTTGTTATTTTTAATAATTGCATCCCCAATTACTTCAATAAATTCATATTTCAAACGCTTTATACTTGTCTCCTTTTGTTCTTCAGTTAGCTCATCAATAATATATTTTTGAGTATCAAATATTGCTTGTAATAGCATGATTTTTTCTGTTTGAGTTATTACATTCTTTAGAGCAAAATACAGCTCCTTTTCTTTTGCCTTTTAAGCTTGCACCGCACACAACACATGAGCCAATAATGTGGCTTTGAGCCGTTATTTCATGGTTTTGAGACGATAATGAGCCGTTATTTTTTGGCTCAATTATCGGCTCAATTGGTATTTTTATACCCGAATTATCACGACCTAAATGGAAATCTATCAGCCTAATTATTCCAACTGCATATACACGCAGTTCTATATACGCAGCTCTTTTTGATAGTCCCAAAAGGTGTGGCAAACACTTTACCATATTTGCCACATAAGTATTTATTTGGGTATCAATAATGGTCATTTTGTCATTTTCTCAAGTAAACGTTCCTGCTGGCTAATTATCAGTTCTGATAATTCTTTTTCGCTCTGGTTGAATATATCATCATTCAACTCAGCTTTAGAAACTTCTATAATCTTAGTAAGCTTCTTGATGTGATTTTGTCTTTTGGAATTATTCATGCTCTGGAGTGTAAGGATAAATTTCAAGAATTGGGGTAATGTTAACGTCCGTAATTTGGTAGTCGTTAAGAGTGCCTAATTGCTTAGATAGATACGAATAAGCAAGCATCGGGTTTTCACCATTAACCAACATCATGTGCGGTGTCTTCTTTTCCTTAGCTGTTTTTTCATCGAAAGAAATGTACATCACCTTTATTTTGTACCAAATTTCTCCACCATCTTCATCAAAAAACACCTCTGAAAGCTTCATTTTTGATAACTTAATCAACTGAAAGTCAGGCGTATTTTTGACAATAACTTCAAAAACTCTTGCCTCTGCTTCTGTGTACGAAACTCCATCTATTAGATAGGTTTCGTTAATTGTTTTTAATGCACCTGAATCGTCTTCACGCTGAAAACGAATGTTTGCTACATACCAATTTGCCATTTTTTTAAGTTTTCAAGCTACTTTCGAGCATAGAGAGCTATCGCCCAGGGAGAAACTTCCCTGAAGCAATACCCAGCTTATCCAAAATCTGGACGTATGCCGAAACGGGTAACTTACGAATGATGTTATTGATTTTTCGCCCTGTGAGCATCTTGCGGGCGTTACTGTTATCAAGATGCTGATAAGTAGGACATTCTTCCCGAATTATCCTGTAACATTCCTCCAACTCTGGGCAAACCTGACCTTGTTGCATTAGGTCAGCGATGATGTTCCCCACACGTCGAGGCATCTCCATTTTATCCGTCGGAGCAAACTGATAGATTTCAGATTTTTCCATCTAATTCCACGTTAGTTTTATATTCAAAATAATATTCTCTAACTGCGGTGTTTCGTAATTCAACAAGTTCCCTTTGTCTCACAAAAATTTCATCAGCTCGCATAAGAAGTAATTTGCTTTGAAGAGCAATTATCTGCTCCGCTTTAATGAGCCTGTCAATGTCGTGAACCTGCCGTGCTGGAATTGGCACGATGGTAAAGCCTTGTTGTTCTAATTTTCCTAAGAAAGCTTCAGGCGAAAAAGTTGGGATTTCTGGATTCCAAACGTGTGAATACGCAGTTTGTAATTCGTTGCTAAAATTCATCTTGTGTACTTGGGGTTTGAATATCGGTTAAGATATAGTTTTTGATATTAATGAAAACTTGTTTTTGCTCTAAGACAAAAACAATGGGTATGAGAATCGGGCAAAATATAATCCATTGGATTACTTTCAAAAAGTCATATTTCATGGCGGTACTGGCAAATTTTTATGGTTATAAATATTAATCATATACTCATATTCCACGTCGTCTAAATCCTCAAATTTCCCGAAAAATTCAGCTAAAATTCTATTCTCTGACGAGTTATACCAATTCTCGAAATTAGGCTTTGAAAGTGATGGTTTCCAATTGGCTGCATCTTCTTTCAAAATCTTACAAAGGTCTGCTGTTGGCTTATCGCTCTTACTGACTACATCAAGGAATGCGATAATTTCGTAATGTTCAATTTCAAATGCCTTTCCTGCTTTCGGGAACTTTGAAAGCTCTGAGGTTTTCTTAGAAAAATATTTACCAAACATTTGTGCGACTATCGGCTCTGTATCGACTCTAATCGTATTAGAATGCTTGTAATGTGCAAAGCACCAATTCAACCAGTAGGAAGTGTGAGCTTGCATGATGCAATACTCTGCTTCAGATAATCTAATCGTGACTTTAAGCATTGACGAAATTATTTATTTCTCTCATCTTCCAATACCATCCTTTTAGGCGTGGGCGTTGGTCTTCGCCAAATCGGCGTATGACCTCATTGCAATGGTCTATAAGTGCCTGTTCAGAAGTGAAGGTCAATTTAAAATCATAGAATGGCTCTACTTGCGAGCCACTTCGTTTTCTGGAGGCGAGGTACTGTTGTTGCTTAGTGGGGTCATTTTTATTGGCAAAAAACTTTTGTAGCATATCTTTCAAATGTGGAAAAAGTTGTGCTGCACCATGAATTTGAAATTGAAATGGTGTAATACTCACCAACAATTCATCGAGACCATTTCCCTGTTGGTTATTAGTGTAAAAGTTCATGCAATAAGAGCGGTCAAGGTATCCGTTTTTGAGCATTCTTGAAATATACTGCTCAAGTAAATGTTCTTTATCTTTTGCCTCAGCGTGTCCTAACATTTTGGAATATCCAACAAATGGTGACGTGCGTTGCTCTTGGTAAAATTCGTGTCGATAGGTTGCATTAAGGCGGTCGCCTTTCGGTAATTTATTGCTCATTTTGCTTTTTGATTATGGAATTTTTTGATTTTTTTTCACTGTTTGCAAACATTGTTGTACAACTTGAAAACACCAGTAAAACTTGTAAAACACTTAGAAAACATCTTTACAAGATTTTTTTTAGGGTTTGACACATCAAACCCCTAACCGATTAACAGTAAAATCGGGCTTGAAAAAAATACCCAAATTTTGGGCAATATTTTTCCGTCATGACGATTTAGGGGCGTCTTGAATATGTCTTGAATGACAGTCCGATGTAGCTACACTCGAACGCATTCGGGGGCGATATAAAAACACTAAGCTGGAGGGGAATTATTTAGAATGTATTTCATAGAAGTAAGAATTATTATTGTTAAATAGTTAATGCTAAACAGTGTTAAGGTCAATGACCTTTTCGTAAATCTGCATATAAGCAGACTTGGTAATTTCGGTGCAATCTGACAAGTCTAACGGCTCGTCGTACTCTTCATTGACTCCCCACGGCTCTTTGGTATTTTCACCTAACACAGATGCCGTATAAGCGGTATTGTCATCATTTACGGCATACCAAACCTTTGCAGCAAGGTATGTTCGTAATACATTCGGGTCTAACTTATAGTATCTCATTATGACCTTTTTGTTTTGAATACATACAAAACCAGTATTCCCAAAGCCACAAGTGGCACTATTGTTTTCATAAGGTCATTATTAAAAGATTCTTGAAATAAGTCTCCCCCACTGGGGGAGTTTATTCAAAAAGTTCCATAACAAAAGTTTCACCTTGAAATCTGGCAAAATAACCTCTTTAAAAAGCCAAATGGCTATTATAAATAAGCAAAAAGCAATGAACAGCATTAAATAAGCTGCAATTCTTAGACTATCCATAGTAAAGTGTTTAGCCACGCAGGGCATGGCTAAACCAGCCTATCCCAATCTAAAAAAAATGTCTTCATGGGTAATAAAACGGGGGAGGCGTACACAAATAACCTCCCACCGTTGACCCAATCTAACCACGTTGATTTGTTGCGATATAGTTGGAATCGAACCAACACGAGTTCCTGAAGTCTTCGCCTCCGAGTATATCTTCAGATTTTACTTTTTAAGTCCTTAAAATCTTAAAGTGGACTTGTAGCGGATGCAGGACTCGAACCTGCGACCTCAAGGTTATGAGCCTTGCGAGCTACCTACTGCTCTAATCCGCAATTTGCACGGGTGGTAGGATTTGAACCTACGCTTGTAATAGCTTACCATTATTACTATGCACCTGACTACACCACACCCGTAATTAAAAGGTCATAACCACCAAGTTAACTGACCTTTCCTACTCGTCCTCTTTCGGACTTTCGCTTAATTCCCTTTTGGGGGATTTAATGTTTATATACAAAATGAGGGCTAAATGTTGTATATTTGAAATGTCTAAATAAACAAATTACTCACACTTAAACCCCCATTTCAACATGGAAGAAAATCAATTCAAAATTGGCAACACTGTAAGCTTAAAATCAGGTAGTGTTAGGCTTACAGTTTATTCTATCTCCGATGATTTAAAAAAAATATCTCTAAAATTTTGGGATAAAGAAAACCAACAGATACAATCAATTGACGACCAAGACTTTCGTTTATTCTCTCTTGAATATTAGTCCTTATAACCTTCATGTCTTATCTCTCTGACATAAATAGGAATACCCAAGAATAGGATTTTCAATTTTGTTTCAATACCGTGGTCTTTACCAAACCCACGGTATTTTTGTGTGATAACCTTTATCATGACTCCTTAGGCAATTTAAGTTCCTCTAAAAATGCGTCCATTTCACTATCTGCAATGGGTACATCTCCACGCAAACGAGCTAACACTTGCTGACGCTTTAGCCCAATTCTTTCGGCAATAGCATGGCCAATACGACCTCTATCAGTTCGATGTTTAGAGTGAAAAGCAAATGCTATTTCTTGTAATGTTGGCATGACCGTTTGATAATTTAATCTTACTTTTACTTGTTTTGTCGTTGTGTTGTCTTACTTTTGTTTGTAAGACGGTACAAATATGCGAACAAAAGTTTGCTTTGCAAATTTTTACACACTTTTTTTCGTATTTATTTTACAAATATTATCTATTAACCTTTAAAACACTTAGATTATGATTTATCTTTCTTGGTTTGTATTTACAATTTTAGTTGGGATACTCGGAACTTATAGAAAAATTGGAGGAGCAGGAGCATTTTTCTTATCCTTATTTTTAAGCCCATTAATTGGCGTAATATTCACATTAGCATCTGAGAAATTAACAGATATTGCTTATAAGGAATCTATGTTGAAAAGTGTAGATGAAGCAAAAAAGGCTAATAATTTAACCGATTTAGAAAAACTTCATGAATTGAAAGAAAAAGGTATTTTGACTGAAGAAGAATATCAAGAAAAGAAAAACAAAATATTAGGAAGTAACTAATGCACCCAGACAGAATAGAAGGCATAAAGATTGTAGCAATCATTACCTTAATCTTATTTGTATTAATGGCAATCAAGGAGTTATTAGGTTTGTAAAAATGGATTGGATAACCAAATTGTTAGAAATATTTTTAAGCAACACTTATAAAGTAAGCCATAAACTTTGGGTTATTATTTCGGTAGTTGCAAGTATATTAATTGTTGATAACCATTTTGGTTTTTCTTCACACTGGAGAACTAAAAGTAAAATAGAAGAAGCAGTAGCTATTCAAGAGTTAATTGTAAAGACACATGGAAACAATGCACTCAACAAAAAACTTTTGAGTTTACAAGATGAAATCATAGAGTCTAAAAATTTAAGCAACTATTTTTTAGATTTATTCTCTAATATTTTCACCACAACAAGTGCAAGTTTATCTAAAACGGTCAAGACACCGATAGCAGCTAATACAGATTCCATAATTGAATATTCGTTAGTTTATCACGTAGTAAGTACATCATTTTGGTTTATACTCTTATTTTTAGCAGTATTTTTCTTTTCTGTTATTAATATTTATGAAAGCAAAAAATTGGAAATTAAAGATATAAAGACTTTTTTTCAGATAAATGGAGTTATCATAACTATTATTATAGTACTATCATTTTTGACTTACTTAATACCTAAATTCAATCCACCTTTTGCAAATTATATCATTAATTTTTTAATAACGACTATGTTGATTATAGGCTTTGTCATAATCATTATTATTCAACAGAATAAGGATTTACAAAAAAAACATGACAATCTGATTTCACAACTAAAAAAAGTAACTAAGGTTGGCAATTAA